AAACATAATATATCAGCACGTAAATATGATTATGATGATCTATTAGAAATTTATAAATTCGGTGGTAAATTTATAGATTTAGTACCAATTAATTTTTCTGATAAATATGTAGAATATGTGTATTTTACAAATGATAATGATAAATAAAAAATTTAAAAGATTAATAAAACTAATGGATCAGATTTGGGAATTAGATGGTGAGCAAAGACAAAGTATAATATGTCATGGTGATGTTTGTAAACATATTGTAAATTATATGACTTATGATTTTGGTAATAGAGGTGAAATAGATGATGCAATATTTCGTGGTTTTGTTCAGTGGCATAAAATATTTGAAGAAGATTTTACAAATGAAAAAATAGAAGAATTTGAAAGCACTGCAATTAATGCTGGTATATTAAATTATGATGTAATTAGTGCTTTATTTGATGAAGGTGATAACGAATTTAATGATCTAGGACACTATAACAGTGTTAATATTGTATGAAACTGAATATTGTGGTTGTGGGTGTGTTTGTAATTGTAATATAGTAACTTTAGTATTATGCTTTGTAGAATGTAATTTACCACATTTATCAATCCATGTTTTATATCTAGCTGGATCATTATTATTAATAGATAATATCTTATAGAAATTATGTTTCATCATAAAGACCGCATGTTAAAACAGATTCGAAAGGTTAAAAGTCGAAATACCAATAAAGGCAAGACTGATCAGTATGGAGGGACTGGAACCATGGGCATAGGAGGATCGTTAAAATGTGTCCAACAATATTTAATTGATCATCCAGAAAGTTCTGATTTTGATTTAAAAACCATTAAGAATTTGACTTTACTTAGACGCGAAATCAGAGGAGAGGATGATCCTGAAGTTACAATTGAACAAACTGAATCTTTATGTCGTATTCGTGATCGATTAATTCCAGATGGTTGGAATACACATGATAAGACTAAATGGTCTCGATCAAAAACACAAACTCGTCAACGACACTCTCTTCGAGATGATATATGAGTTCTATAAGAATAATTATAGGCATTTATAGAGCATTTATAGAGTATTTATAGAGTATTTATAGAGCATTACAGAGCATTATAGAGCATTATAGAGCATTATAGGACATATAACATATGCGTTCATTATGAAAAACTCTTTTTTCTATGCTAATTATAGGACTTTTTATTTATAGAGCATTTATAGAGCATTTAGCATACGCGTTCATTATGAAAAACTTTTTTCTATGCTAATTATAGGACTTTTTATTTATAGAGCATTTAGCATACGCGTTCATTATGAAAAACTTTTTTCTATGCTAATTATAGGACTTTTATTTATGCATTTATAGGGCATTATAGAGCATATAGCATGAGAAATTTAAATAAATTTCTAATAAAATAATATTATAAAAATAACTTTCTAATAAATATATAAATAATGTCTAATAATTTGATACAATCTTGTAATATCTATATAGATGATAAGTTAATAAGTAGATCATGAATCTATAGATTCAATTCTTTATATTGACAAAGAATTGAATAAGATTAATATTATTGATTCAAATAAAATACCAAATTGTTGGTATTGTTTATGGAATGAATTAAAAAAACATTAAGCATCAAAAGATACTTATCTTAATGCCCATAGAATATAATTCCGAGAATGTTAGATTAAGAGCATAAGGAATTTGCACTTCTTTCACTTCATATTTTGGAATAATTTCCGTACCTACTTGAAATAGTCCAGTATCGCGGTTTGCAGAGATAAATGTACCTGTCTTATCAATATTACGAACAAATATATCAGAGCAATCAGTAAGACGCTCTTTCAGAATCTTTTGAGCACCATGAGCTAACATAACATCGCGCTCCATTTCACCAAAACGGTGACCACCATCTCTTGATCTACCTTCGGCAGGCTGACGAACAAGCGACTGAACAGGCCCCGTATCACGAGAATGAATTTTCTCTTTAACCATGTGCTTAAGACGTTGATAGTAAACCATACCCTTAAACATTTGTGCTTTGTATTGTCGTCCAGTCTTTCCATTATACATAACACAATTAGAGTATTCATCATAACCAAACTCACGTAGTTTCTTTTTCATTGATTCATAATCAAATTTCATGAATGGCGTACCATCTTGAAAACGAGCCTCAGCAACAGCAATAGTGCCACAGAATATTTCATTCAACTTTCCGTTAGTCATACGAGATGGAATACCATGAGGATTCATAAGAATATCAGGAGTAATACCAGTTTCATCAAAAGGCATATCGCATTGCTTTTTAACTCGAGAAATAACACCTTTTTGTGAATGTCTTGATGCAAATTTATCACCAACTTCTGGTTTTCTGAAGTCACTTATCTTAACCTTAATAAATCTATTTCCGGCACCATCTATATTATCAATCTCAGCAAGTTGACTTAGATAACCATTCTTGCTTGGATAAGGAATGGTTTTATCAACATATCCACAATCATGCTTAATAACTGTACTAACATCTTTTAAACGTTTGTTATTTTGATTTGGATCTTTCAAATTTATAACTTTACCTATCGCTATATCATCTTCATCGAGATAAGCTCCAATAATTGGTACACCATTGTCATCAATCTTATCGTAACATTCTGGGTCTTTCTTATTGATAATATCGTCAATCTTTTTAGCATTTTTGAACTCTTCACTATTTGCCGTCGAAGATTTCTGTTTAACCTCGACATCTATATATGTCTTGTAATGAATAGTGTTAAAAAGTCCTCTGTTTATAGAATCCTCATTAACTTCAATCGCATCTTCTTCATTATCGGCATCAGCAAGAAGCGTAATAGTAATATTGTGTCCATGAGGAAGCTTATCTAGAAGTGTATATCTTGTTGTACGTGTTTCTACAAGAGGTCGTGAAACATATACCTGCACATGTGCGACAGTGTCAAATCGTAAATTGTAATTCGTCGAATAACATCCAATTGCTTGCTTACCCATGGAAGATTGATAAATATTTCTGGGAGATTGATTATGACCAGAAAAAGGAATCATCTGAGCAACAATACCTAACATCATTAGAGGATGTATTTCACAATGACTATAATTAACATAAGGACGTCCTTCAGCTCGTGCTTTTGCATTTTCAATTAAATGTTCATAAGACATAGCAATACAACTATTTTCTATTTCGAGCGAATCCATATATTCAATAACAGCACCATTTGTTATAGTATACTTATCAGATTGTTGTTGCTTATGACTCTCGAAATGTTTTTCCCATACATCATTAATGTTTTCCTTTTTAATAAGAAGACTATCTCCATCAACAATGTACAATGGTCTAATATATCGTCCTCCATCAGTCTTAATAATAATCTCTTTCCATAAAATGTTCCACGTAATACAAGTGTATTTACTAATAATTTGATGACGTTTCATCATTTTCAGGAAAGTGTATACGCTTTCTGCTTCGTTGTCATTACAAATTGCGATCAAGTTACCATTTAATAGTATGCGACAAGATCTGTTTACAATAGATATTGCTGACTCTTCTCTTGAGTCTCTAGAAGAGTCTCCAGAAGAGTCTCTTGAGTCTTCAGAAGAAGAAATAGTCGACAAGAGAGATAAAGAGTCAATGAATGTAACATTCTTAATACGTCTCAATACATACTCGACTGGTGATGAAGATTCACTAATACTAATTTCACATTGCATTGATAAGTTTTTTAAAACACCAATTTGCTGACCTTCAGGAGTTTCATTTGGACAACACATGCCATAATGAGTCATATGCAATTTACGAGGGCCAATAATTTTACTTCCAGAACTATCAAGAGGAGAATGAACACGACGAGCATGTGAAAGCATACCATAGTAACCAATTCTACTAGTTACTTGAGCAACACCTTTGTCACCAGTAGAATCTTTATTCTTTTGTGTTGACCAATTACCAGTACTTAGAACGTATTTAATTCGTGATTCAATAATGTTTGACTTAATAATCTTCATAATATCCTTATTTACCTGAATACCTGTAGCACTTGGGCTATTAATGATCTCCATAGTACGTTTCTTTAGCTCTTTAACAAGAAGAATATTATTTGTTCTAAAAATCTTTGTTATAAGCGTTCCAGAAACATCAAGTCGTTTATTCTTATAATCATCACGTTCTTCATATGGTCGAATCTGGAAATATGCTAGGAACAATCTGTTTACCATGTAGCCTAAAAAGATAGCCTTGTTCTTGTATGACCTATTAGTTCCGCAATGTGGTAGAAAACTTTTATCAAGATTCTCAAGAAGTATATTCATCGAATTCGCTGGTGATCCAAAAGTTTGTTTAAGAGAGCCTTTCAACATATTTAAAGCATCTTCTTGCGTAAGGCCAATCTCATCGATATTCAATACAGATTTTTTCAATAGATCTGTAAATCTGCTATCATTAATATAATCTCCAAGACACAGATTAAAAATATCTTTGTCATTCATAATCCCAAGAGTCCTAAAAAGCACAAAAAGATCTATATCTTGTTCAGGTTGTCTAAGAAAAGGCAAACGTACTTTAATTCTCATATCTTTAGCATACAGAAGAACTTTTGTTTGTTGTATAGCATTAAAACGTTGATCAATAGATGATTTAATTTCACATTCTAGAAGAACTTTTTGGATATTGTTCTTATTTGGAGGGAAAACGTATACTGTGTTTTCAGCTATTCGTTCTTGCGATATAACCATCTTACCACCGCCATTAATAATAAATTCACCACCCTTGTCAAAAGGACATTCACCTTTTTCAATGAGCTCTTTGTCAGATAGCCATTCACCATTAGAATCTGTCAAATTACAATATTTTGATTTCAACATTACAGGAACTGCTGTATAAAGCACTCTTGTTAAAGTGCTTTTGTGATCTTTTTTATCTGTAGATGGTTCAATGCTTGATTCAATCGTATTATAGAACTCTTCAATAGCATCGCTATCTTTTGACTTATAACGTTTGTAAACCTGATTAATACTTACATAAACATCTGCTAAATAGGATAACTCTTTTGATCTTGCATGAAAAGGATATAAATTGATGATTTTTCCTGCCTCTTGACATGTTGGCTTAGATATTTCTACATTTTCAATATTAATCTCAATACATTCATCATATCTTGATTTTTCTTCATTCCATGAAGAATGCTTTGGACATATTATTGGACTATTTTGTTCAATAATACTTGGAATCACAACATCATAAAAATTTCTCATTGATTCTAGTTGATGTGCAGTTAAACGTGCCTTTGATTTTTGATCAGTACCTAGAAAATATTTATCAAGAACTTTAAAAGTATCTGTTTCATACACAATTTCATTCTGACTCATAGTGAATATACAACACTGTACCTGCTATATTAAAAATAAATAAATTAAAATATTTTTCATTTTTAACTCTTCTTTGGATTTTTGGACACAATGATACCAATAAAG